GCGGCACGTCTGGGTCATAGATGTCGAAACTCTCCGACCATTGCTCCATAAACTCCCGCAACGCCTCCCGCGTTTCAGAGATTGCCTTTGCCTGCTCCGGCGTTAAATGTTTGGCAGCCTCTCTGCGGTTGTGTTCTGTCAGCTCCCAAGGTTCCATGTTCTCAACAAGTTTTGGTCTTCCTAATTTAGCCATTACAAACCCTCCTATGGTTTAGGCGTTATCGGTGACACCGTGCCACCGCCTAGGCTGCCGCGCTCCGGCAAACTAGGCAGGGGCAGGGCCATTGCTGGCCCGTGCCATTGTTTATTGCTCTATGTTAAAATGCTGCTTATCTAATGCTATCGCCATCACATGGCCCTGGGCATCACGCAGCCCTACCTCAAAGATAAATTCCCCGTTTCTCTGCAAATCGTCATCAAGAGTTGCGCATTGGTTTATCTGTGACGCTATGCCATTCGCCCACAGGTTGAAAACCTGCGCGTTGTAGTCTTGATTTGCATTAATCCAGTCTTGGATATGATAGATGCCTTCTTTGTTGACCTGTGCCATTGTCTTTCCCTCCGTTTAAGGCCCGTGTGTGGGCGTTGATGCCTGAATGGTGGTATTACACCATCCAAGCGGTTAAAGCCTGTCAGTGAGCTTTACAGGCCGATAAAATAGGCAAAGAGTTGCCATAGCCATGCTTCGGCCCCCATTAAGCCCCAGATTACTAGGCTCATGATAAGAAGAAATAGCGTGTTGCTGAATAATTCTAGCTTGTCCATGTTACTGACTCCGCATGTGTTGTTTACAATATTTATCGAAAAACGCACGTTCCAGGCGTTTGTATCGCGTAGGTTTGCCGTCTCGGTATTGGTCAAGCCACCGTCTGCCGTTCTTATCTATGGTGGCATAGCGATTAGCCAGCCATGCATTGATGGTTAGGAACCGGTCAGCGTTGCGTTGCGCATCGTCCTGGGTGATTGTGTAGTATGGTTTCATTGTGACTGCTCCCGTTTGTAAACTGTAGTTTTATTGTCAAAGTAAAACCATGCTTTGCCGTCACCCATCCATGCCGTTCGGCTACTCTTTTTGCGCCATATAGTTGGTTTATGCGGGTTGTTTTTCAGCTTCCGTTCAAGTGTGAACAAATCGCCAATGCTTAAATCGCTAAAGTTTTGCATGGTTGCCTCCTAGTTAATGCTGACAATGCGTTGCCGACCGCTTTTGGTTGTCTCTACCTCTACGTCAACAAGCTGGCCTACCATGCCCATATGTACTTTGTAGGCGTCCGAAATGTTCGCTTTTGTGCGTATTGTCTGCCCTCCTATGAATGTAAATTCAAAAGCTGGATTGCCTGCGTGTGAATTGTTCAGGCGTTTGATGTGTTTGATTGTGCGTTGCATGTTCTTTCCTCCTATTCTGCGCGGCATTTCATTAGGTCGTGATGCTCTGATTCGCATAGCGTTGCCATCTCGCGGCGCGTGTCTATGTTGAACATATGGAACCATTTACCATTGCCGCAGAATTGCTTGTGGTACTTCTTGGCGGCGTTGTCTGCAAAATACAGCCATAACTTCGCGGCCTTCTCGCTGTCGTAATCGCCTTTATCAAATCGCTTTTGAAGCAACGCCTCTACATGCTCCCGCTGTTGATGGTACAGTGCAGAATCGTTCAATGCATATAAGTACAGCTCTTGCGCTTCGTGTGATATTGTCATTGTTAAACCCTCCGGTTTGTTGTTTCTAACGGTCTCGTCAGTACTGGCCCAACCAGTAGACACGGCCTAAGCCGTGTTTCGACCTTAGCCAAGTATAAAAGACGATAACTTGAAGTTATTGCCGTATGTCCTAGCGCGACTGCCATAGACTAGCCACTCGCTATAGAGTGAATGGTGTTTGCTTTCCAGGCCGTTGATGCCGTTTGCATCGACAAACACGCGCCTAGCGTATTCATGAAGCGGGTTTTCTTCTACATAGCCATATGTGCCATCGTGCGCGACTGCTAGTTTTACTTCGATAGTCATTGTTAAACCCTCCGGTTCTTTGTTGTGTTTAGACTTGTGATTCGTATTTTTCCGTGTAGGCCGGATATGCTTCCTGGAAATCGACCAGTTTATCCGCGGCCTCAACCATCTTCTTTACCTCGGATGGTATGTTTGTTGGCTTGTAGTCGTTCAAATAAATAGAAAGCATTGTTTCGTATGTTTTCACATATTCGGCATATGTCATTGTGCAAGCTCCCGTTGCGTTGTTGATAGGCGAGGGCCGAAGCCCTCACCGTTAAGTTTATTAGCGGATACCGTCCGCTAGGCTGTTAGCTATAGGCGTTGAGACAATCGCGTATACAGCACGGTGAAACATTGTTTTGCCGTGGCGATAATCTTTTGAGAAGCGAAAGCCTGTAATGCGCATAATAGGCGATGCGATGTGTGCCGTGGCTTTGCGTGTGTTGTAGCAGATAGTTTCCATTGTGTTGCCCTCCGTTGGCGTTGTTGATAATTCAAATATAGGCAAGCATTGCCGCATGGTCAAGAGAAAAAAGCACACAATGTAAAAAAAGTTGACACTGTGCGCGCGTGTGTATATATTAATAAGCAGTTGATTGTATTGGATTGGAGATGGTGGTTGCATATCTCAACACGCACAGCGCGTTAACAGCTTCCCTGCGGCAGTGCAGGGCCAAGCCTATCATAGTGTGGCAAAAATGCAACACTGTGCGCACAGGCACACGCACGCACAGGCACGCACAGGCACCCGCACACGCCTAGGCGCGCACGCACAGGCCCGGGGGGGCACGCGCGCACCCGCACACCCGCACGCGCGCGGCCACGTTCTATATGTGTTAATACCTACAACTAAACACACAGCCTAATCGGAGAAACCATGACGAAGCTAACGAAGTTCACCACCCAGCAGATACTGAGCGACCTTGCTGACGGCTATACTATGGTCGATGCTTGCAAGAAGGCTGGGATAAGCAGGCAGGCTCTTTACAAGCGTATGAAGGGCAACAACGAGCTTGATGTGTCTGTGCGCATTGCGCAGCAGTATAGTGCGGAGAAGGCGCTAGAGGAGCTTGATAAGCTGTATGACGATGCCTTACACAAGCGCAAGGACTACGATGCTCATGTGCTAAGAGACTATGCGCACCATGTACGCTGGAAAGTGCAGAAGATTATCCCTGAGCGCTATGGCGAGCAGAAGAACAAGGCGGGGGTAGAGGTTACTGATGGCGGTATTCGTATTATGTGGGAGAGCTAGATGAAGCGCGGGGCAGTTTTAGATAAGGCGAAACAGTGTGTAACTGCTGACAGGGCGGCAGAGCATGGTGATATGGAAGATAACTTTGCGGTTATTGCTTCTTACTGGTCTATTCATTTGGGCCACAAGGTAGAGCCTGTGGATGTCGGGGTTATGATGGCGTTGCTAAAGGCGGCTAGGGCCAAGTCCAATCCTTACCATGAGGATAATTACATTGATGGTGCGGGGTACTTTGCGTGTAGTGCTGAGTGTGTCGATGTATCTGATTGAGCAAAGCTGATGCGTAGCGACTTCGACCCTAATAACTTTGCCCGTGTCTATGACAAGGCTCCGTGGCTGCTACATTTTCAGTTTTCTAATGAGAGGTATGTATATCGTTATGCGCTAGTCGAGAAGATACCCGTTGGCGATATAAAGCCCCGCACTAAGCAGAAGGCTAATGAATTAAACCTGTCCCAAGAGGAGATATGGCAGACTTATGGCAAACATAAAGATTCCTTATAAGCCCCGTGACTTGCAGGCTGAGATGCACAACGGCATCAAGCGGTGGAATGTTTTGGTTATGCACCGTAGATTTGGCAAGACTGTGTTTGCTGTTAATCATTTGATTAAACATGCGTTGACTTGTCCGTTACCAAGACCCCGTGTTGCCTTTGTTGCGCCTACCTTTACGCAGGCCAAGCGTATTGCTTGGGACTATGTCAAATATTATACGAGTGTCATCCCTGGCGCTAAATTCAACGAGACTGAGTTGCGTGTGGACTTTCCCAATGGCGGCAGGTTGATGTTGTTGTCTGCTGAGAATCCTGATGCGCTGCGTGGTATCTATCTTGATATGGCTGTCTTCGATGAATTTGGTATGCAAAACCCTAGAGTATGGGGGGAGGTTGTACGTCCGGCCCTGTCTGACAGAGAGGGTGCGGCTATCTTTCTAGGCACTCCGGCTGGGCATAATCATTTTTTTGATTTGCTGGAACAGGCGCGGTCTGAGACAGACAATGGTTCCGACCAGTGGTACTGGAAGATTGTAAAGGCCAGTGAGAGTAAGCTGGTTAAGGAGACAGAGCTAGACGCAGCTAGAGCGCAGATGACCCCTGAGCAATACGAGCAGGAGTATGAGTGTTCGTTTACGGCGGCAATTATTGGGGCATATTATGGCAAGTTAATGGCAGAGGCTGACGAGGACAACCGCATAACGCGGGTGCCATACGACCCTGCTTACCCAGTCCATACGGCTTGGGATTTGGGTGTTAATGACTCAACAGCCATTTGGTTTGCGCAAATATTTAGGGGCGGGGCGGTCAATGTTATTGATTACTACGAGAATGGGGGCGTGGGCTTAGACCATTACGCTGATGTTATAAATAGGAAGGACTACAATTACGGCGACCACTTGGCCCCGCATGACATTGAGGTGCGTGAGCTTGGCAGTGGTAAGTCACGACTAGAGACTGCCGCCAGTCTGGGGCTTCGCTTTAAGGTGATTCCCAAGATGAAGGTCGCGGATGGCATTAACGCGGCGCGTATGTTATTACCTAAATGTTACTTTGACAGGGATAAATGCACCACGGGCGTTGAGATGCTCCGGCAGTATAGGCAGGAATGGGATGAACGTAGAAAAATGTTTAGAGACCATCCTCGCCATGATTTCACAAGCCATGCAGCAGATGCGTTTAGGTATCTCGCTATTGGCCTTGAGAATAGGCAGCGATTTGTCAAACCTCCGCAACAAGTTGCGCAAATGGAGTACAACCCTTTTACGCTATGATGATAAATAACGAACACCATTATGAGACTGCAAGCATGATGATGGAGTACAGCCCTTATCATTCGGACTACACGCTTGCTGATAAGCGTATGTATTTAGAACCGCCGCTTGCTATGGGGAATTATATCTTTGGGTTAGATGCCGATGAGGTTCCGTATTTGTTTGCTACTTGGGCGTTTCCAGAGCAAAAGCAAATTGATGAATATGTCCGAACAGGCATCTTCCCGCCTAGCGCATGGCGTGGTGATGGCGATAGTCCTTGGATTATTGATTTTATCTGTTTTGCTGGTCGCAAAGGCATAGTCGAGGGGTTTAGGTCTTTGAAAGACATTTTTATAGAAATGGGATATAGTGATTGCTATTGGCTAAGAACTGAGTCCGGCAAGCTGGGCTTTCATAAGTTAAAGGAGAAATGACATGGGTTCTGGTGGCGGCGGAGGCGGCAGAGGAAACTCACGCCCAACGGCAGGTAAATCACGGGCAAGGACACGGCAACCCACTAGGCCGACAGCGCCTCCTAAGCCTAAACCGATTCAAAGAGACGTAACTAAAGCTGCGTCTGCAAAACGTGCGGAGGTTGGTATAAAGTACACGCCTACAGGCGCAACAGTAAAAACAACCACTTCTATGACCCCTGGCGGTATAAGCCCAGGTGCGGTTAGAGCTGCACTAGGCGCGGCTTCACCAGGAGCAGCCAAAGCTGGCAGCAGACTAGCTAAGGCAGAAGGGGCATTGGCTGGCAGGACTGATATAACGACAGAAGGTCTTGGAGATTTATCACGGCGCGTAAACATAGGTCAGCTTCCAGAAGGCCGCGTTACTGTCCCTGGCGTTGGTTCAACAGCACTTAACGTGCTTAATGTCGCTGGGCAGAAGATGGCGTCTACTCTTCTGGACAAATTAATTGCAGGGGAAAAAGCCGTTACAGACAAGTCTGGACGCATCATGGGAACCACTGATAAAGGTGGAACGTACACAGGTCGCACCGACTTTAAACCTAGCCCTACAATTTTATCTACTGGGCGCGATGAGCCGCGTCCAGATGTTACCCCTGTGGTAACGCCGGAAGTAACGCCTGAGGTTGTACTTGATGATGTGCAGACAGGATTTACCGCAGAAGAATCACGGCGTAGACGCACTAGAAGGTTTGGCGGCGGAGGCTTAGTAGAAGAAAAAGGCATACTCTCATCTTCTACTGGCAAACGCCCTACAGTATAGGAGATAACAATGAGTTCACTTTTTAGCCCACCGTCTATGCCAGCACCGCCTCCTCCACCTGAGCCTCCGGCAAAGGTTGATTACGCAAGGGCTGAGGCTCTATCCGAAGAGGCTCTGAAGAAAGAGCGCTTAAAGCGCAAGGGCAGAGGCTCTACTATAGTTGCTGGATTGGCCTCTGACACAACAATGCCAACTAGCGGCACACCTACACTACTGGGGTAACTTATGGAAGATTTAGCCAAGAGCCTAATTAGTCGCGGCAACAGCATTGTTTCCCGCAGAGATAACTGGGATACGCA